CTTTGAACTCAAAAAAGAACAAAACTAAAAATCAAGTTATATATGACAAACAGCAATATGAAAAAGATAATTATAATTTTTTAGAATCTTTAAAAACAGGGAATATAGACCGTACTGCATTTAAGAGATTAATGGTTAGCGATTTATGTTCCAAGACACAGATATTGGACACTGGATATATAGGGCATATTAGTTTAGAAGATGCTGTTCATGCTATGCACCATCCTGTTAGACATTGGAGAATGTTGTTAGAATTATCTAAGTATCTGATGCACATTTCACCTCACTATTATAGATTATGTATGTACTATAGTAATATGGCACTTTTCTGTTGGTGGATAGATTTATATGATGTAAACAGTGATAAGTTAAGAGTAGACACTTTAAAAAATGTTTACGCCAAACTTGCTACTCGTTTTGAAAACATGAATTTAAAACATGAGTTTTCAAAGATAATGAAAGTGTTACCATATCAAGATATATATTGTGGGCTTACTGTTGAAAATACTAACAATACAGATTTCTTTTTTCAAGAAATAGATTATAAGGTTTGTAGACTTTATCAGGTTCAAGATGGTTTATATAATTTTGATATCAACTTATCGGCTATTAAAGCTAAAAATCTTTCTGCTTATCCTGATTATGTTCAACAGGCGTATTTGGATTTTGAAGATGGAAAAATAGGTAAATGGTATCTGCCTCCCGCTGACAAACAAATATGTGTGAAGTTTAATTCTCAATGGACTTATCCTTATCCTTTGATGATTGGTATGATAAAAGATATTATAGACTTAGATACATACAAGAAACTTAAATTGCAGTCTGCCAGAACAGACAATTATAAAGCGATTATGATTAAAGTTCCTATTGATGAATCTACAGTAGATAAGCCATTGCTCTCTCCTGAACTCCTTAGTATTTTTTCTGATATCAACAAAGAAAGTTTATCTGATGATGTGGGATTGATTTATACGTTGGGTTCAAACGGTGAGGCTATTAGTTTTAAAGACTCAAATAATACAACGAATAATGTTTCTGATGGTGTAAGCGAATTATATAATTCGGCTGGTATTCCTAAAGATTTGTTCAATAGTGCTTCGACAAGTACCGCTTTAACTTTATCTGTTGAGAACGATGCAGGATTTATATATAGCATATATCGTCAATTTGAACGTTGGTGTAATCGGTATATTAAGTTAAAAAAATATAATAACTCAACTTTTAAATTCGCATTTACTTTGCTTGATATTACAATATTTAATCGTGATGCTGTTAGCAAACGATACAAAGAAGCGATTTCTTTGGGTGCTACAGTTGTTGATAAATGGTTGGCTTCATTGGGTATGACTCCAAGTCGTACAATGGGGTCTTTTATTTTGCACAAAGATATTTTTGATTTTCAAAATAATTTTGTACAGTTGTCATCTGCCTTTAATTCTTCTTCTGATGGAGAAGCAGGAAGACCTACTAATAGTGATAAAGGAGAACTGCTTAGTGATGAGGGGGAGAAAACAGCAGATGGAGATAAAAATGACGGATAGGTGGTGATGAATTATGACTAAGGGAAATGGTGTATCGTTGCCTGTTCTGGTTGAAAAAATTGCAAATTATGAACTATCTGATACAGACGAGAGAATAACAAAAGTTAAAATATACCTTATGCATTTAGGGCTAAACTTTAATGGTTGTATATTTAACAAAGAAGTTGTAGATGCAGCTATTCCTAGTTTGGCTTATTGTCCAATAGTAGGATTTATTGAGAAAGATAAAACTACAGGAGAAAATGATTTTTCTGACCATCGTTTTGTTATTACAAAAGATGACAAAGGAATAAGACAAAAATACAAAGGTTCAGCTTATGGTGTTATTCTTTCGGAAGATGAAAACAATGCTCATTACGAAGAACGACTTTGTGACGATGGAGAAACAAGAACATTCTTAGTTGTTGAGGGCATTATGTGGAATATGTTTGAAGACAGCTATGACATTGTTCAAAGGGATGGAATTAAAAATCAATCTATGGAATTGTTTCAAAAGGACGAAAATTCTTATGATGGTTATGAAGATGACAATGGAAATTTTGTAATGACTAGATTTTCGTTTAGAGCAAGTTGTATTCTTGGTAATTCATATGAACCCGCAATGATTAATTCAACAGTTGAAGTTGTTAATTTTACAATGAATGACTTTGTAAAAAATATTCAAAGTGAAATTAGTGATAAATATTCATTGTTTGAAAAAATAATGAAAGAACAAAAAAATAAGGTAGGAGGTAATGAAAATATGTCTAAGGAAAATTTTTCTGTTATGAGTCAGTTTAATGATATTTCCAATATTGTGAAAGACTTTGAGAAAATCAAAGACCGATGGGGCGATGAAGTTTCTCGCTATACTCTTGTTGATATACAGAACGATGAAGTAATTGTAATGGATAGAAGCAATAATTGGAATTATTACGGACTTAAATATTCTATGGATGGAGACAAGCCTGTTATTAATTTTGAAGCTGCCGCAAGGAAGAAGATTGTATTTGAAGATTACTCTGGAGATACCACTGATGTTGATGGCACTGTGAATTTTGGTGATTGTGTTGCTGAAATTGAAAATGTTGCATTTGAAAAAGTATCGGCAGCAGAAGCTTCAATGAATGATGCAATCGCAGAAAAGGGCGAAGCTATATCCGCAAAAGAGGTTGCTGAAACAAATTACACAAATGTAAAGGCTGAACTTGATGAATTAAAACCTAAGTATGAGGAATTTGTAGCGGCAGCACAGAAAAAGGCTGACGAAGAACTTTGTGCGAAGAAAGATGAAATGCTTGCACAGTTTGAATCTGCCTTGTCTGATTGTGAGGAATTTTCTGCTATAAAAGATAACAAGGCTGATTATTCAGTAGACGAGATTGAACAGAAGTGTTCTGTAATTCTGTTCAGAAAGAACAAGGGTGTTAACTTTAACAAGCAAACTAAGAATACTGTTATAGGAATACCTGACGTACAGGATGATGATAATGATAGACAAGGTTATGTTGCTACCAAGTATGGCGACATTCCTGTTAATAGATAATAATTGATTGGAGGAATTAATATGGCTTATACCGTTTTTGAAAGCACTAATATGGCAACTACAAAGTTTGCTGAAAGAATTTTTGATGCAGTAGCAGCTACCAATACTGAGAATGGTACTTTCGGTTATCTCAATGGTCTTGCAACTGGTGAAGCAGTTACATACAATTTTGTAGCTGGCACAAAGTCAGGTTTGAAGATTGGTGATGTTGTTGTTGCTGATAATCCTGCTTGGGATGTAGATACTTGTAAGAAGACAAACCAGAGAAAGGATAAGTTTATTATTGAGGCTGGTGTAAGATTCAGAGCCAGAGTAATAAGAAAGAATGATGAAATGTTTTTCTCTATTGATGGCTTTACTTCTGCTACTCAGTCTGTTGTAGCTGGTGTAACTGATTTTAAAACAACACCTGTTTATGTAACTATTGATACTACAACTGGTAAGCTCGTAGCGGCAACTACTAAGCCTGAAAGCGGCGTTATTATTGGACAGATTATGCGTAAGAGAATTAGTGGCGGTACTCTTATAACTACTGCTGGCACTTATGGCTACAAGAGAGAAATGTACGATGTAAAGATTATAGACGTTGATGTAACAGCGTAATCGGAAGGAGTGATTAATTATGAAGGCTAGAGTAAATTTTTCTAAGGAAGAGGCACAGGTTTTTGACCTTGCACTTGACCTTGCTAGAGATGATTGTAGTTCTCAGATTGATGGTGAAAAGCTGAATAAGAAAGACCTTGAAAACTATCTTAGAACTAAGATTAATAACGACATACTGAAAGGAAAGACACTTTATCAGGCTTTCAGACGTAACAACCTTATAATGTTTGAGATTGTTGAGGAAATTGTTACAACTGCAATTAGTGAGAATATCTTGGAGTCTCCTTTTATTGATGCTTTTGTCGAGGTAAAGAACAGAGCTTTGGGCGACCAGACAGCTTTCTATTCTGAGGGTGGTTTAGTTTCTGTTGCAACATTTGCTGGAAACCATTGGGACACTAATAGAGAAGCTATTGACGTTGGTGAGGAAATTACACTTCCTAGAGAGTGGATTTATGCTCATGTATATGAAGACCTTGAAAGATTCCTGCTTGGTATTACACCTCTTGAAAAGATGGTTGATAAGATTTATAAGTCTATCAACAAGTTCATTCAGGACAGATTGTATGCTCAGTTCCAGAACGTTGCAAATGCAGTTCCTTCTGATTTTGTTGCTTCTGGTAATAGTGAAGCTGCTGTTGGTGAGCTGTGTGATAAGGTTCAGGCTGCTGGTGGTTACGGTTCTCTGACTATCGCTGGTACTAAGGGCGCACTGAGAAAGCTTGCTGCTGTTGTTCCCGATAAGATGTTTGCAAACTCTCAGAAAGAAGCAAAGGCACAGACTGGCTCTATAGGTGATTGGGAAGGTAGCAAGTTGATGATTATTCCTCAGACTCTTAAATCTGGAACATTTGAGCTTGCGCTGAACGACAATCAGATATTTATTCTTGGTGGCGATTCCAAGCCTATTAAGCTGGAATACATAGGTGATACTCGTTCTGATATCGACACCGAGGGTAAGAAGAATAATGACATGAGTGTTGATATTCAGGTACAGACTGCTATGGGTATGGGTCTTGCTCTGCCTAACTACTTTGGTCTGTTTACTTTTAGTGGCTAATCAATAATGTAATAAATATGAAAGGTGGATTAAATATGGCTAGAAAAAAGAATGTCATTGAATCCACAGGTACAGTACAGGAGGCTACAATTGTAGCCTCCGATATTGGTACTGCTGTGGTTAGAAATGATAATATTGTAGATAATGAAGAAATTGAAGTTGTTTCGATGATACCTAATGTAAGTTATGAAGATAGCTATACAGGTGATTTTTACAGATGGGATGAAATAGGTCATACAGAGATAATGACTTGGGCAACTATCAGAAATATGTGGAGAGGTAATAAAGGTTATTTTAGAGATTTGTGGTTGAAGCCTCTAGATGAAAGAGTAATTAAAAAGTTAGGATTGGCTAACAACTATCAGAAGTATGAGTATTTGATGGAAGGTTCTAATTACACAAGGGCTTCTATAAAACAGATATGCGATGAAATAGCTAAGACACCTGTTGGTCTGAGATATTCTATTTTTAATAATATTAAAACTATTATTGCCAATGGAGAGCTTTCAGACATTAATGTAATTATGACATTAGAAAAGAGATTTAGTCTTAATTTACTTTCTATTCTTGAATAATATAGGGAAGGAGTGAGAAGTTATGGCAACGCCTTATACTGCTATATATGAGAATATGTTACCCAAATTCCGTAGTTATGAGATACCTTTAATGACAGTCGAAGAAGTACAAGAGTATTTGCATGACTTCATTGTTCCTGCTATTACAAGATTTCATATATGTAGAAAAGATTTAAATGACCGAGATGAAACTCTTGAACAGTTTAATGTAGATTTGTCAAGTACAGAAATTGAAATCATTAGCAATTTTGCTTTAATTGAATATATTGATTCTACATATGTTAGAACAGCAACATTACTAAAGGTGAATCTTAGTTCAAGTGATTTTAATTCATATAGTCCTGCTAATATGCTAGATAAACTATTGGCTATGCATGACACATATAGACGAGAAAACGAAACATTGCTATCAAGATATTCGTGGATGAATAATTCATCTACAACAGATAAGTTAAGTCCTAATTATAAAAAGTAAAAGAGGTGAAGTATTGTCGTGGATGCTTTTGAAAGATTTAAAAGAAAAATGGAACTGTCAGGTGGGTCTTTACGAGGCGAACAAATATGGAATAGCCAACAACTTTTAAATAGAACATTTGCTGACGATGCTTCTTATTCTTTGAATATTTATATGTGGGAGTTAGGGAGACAGTTATATGATGATATACAACCTATAAATATCAGATTATATCATCGAATGTTTTCATCAGCAAATGGTGTAACAGTAAAGTTCCAAACCTTACATGATACTCGTATAGAAGTTGGAGATATTATTTACGATAGTAATGAGGAAGAATATTGGATTTGCACTGAATCATTTAACTTAGATAACATACATTATCAGGGTAAATTTACATTATGTAATTGGATATTAAAATGGCAAAATAAAAATGGAGACATTCTTGAATATCCATGTTATAACATTAATACTACACAGTATAATTCAGGTGAAACTCCGAATAGGAATTTTATTGTTGGTTCTTCTCAACACGCAGTCTTGCTACCTTGTGACGAGAATACTGTTATTCTTGATACGCCACAAAGATTCTTTTTGGATAAGAATACAACCAAACCAACAACTTATATTGTTACTCAAAATGATACCACTACATTGAATATTGGTAAGAAAGGTTTGATTAGACTCACC